ACCACAACGTACTGGCACATCAACACAACAGCGCACATATGCTAACATGAAAGCGCGAGAACTAATCGAAGCACTATGAATATAGTAGATAAAATAATGGACTACGAATCAGGAAACCTACAAGGATTCGATGTCCTTGAGATGTATGCCGACCTCATCAAGACGGGACACATACTACACCTTCAGGGGGCGTATCAACGCCAAGCACGATCCTTCATAGAGGACGGAATCATTAATCAGAGTGGTGAGATAATCGACACCGATATATTGAACGCATTCAAAAGTGAATCAAATCACTAAATAGCATAACCATTAGTGAACTTAAACTAAATAACGATGACTAACATGGGCTGCATAAACTTTCCACCACCAAGATACGATGACAAAGGTGTGCTGTATAAGCTATCGTTCGAGTCTGGACATTACTACTATGGTGTAACCCGTAACAGCCTTAGGTGCAGGTACGGGACTTTTAAATCCCCTCACGTAGCCTCCAATCCAACCCTGCGAAATGCGATTAAAAGGCTCTCGTTTGAGGCGCAGGTTTTAGCGGGCGGAATGACAGTCTCGGAACTAAAGGAGTTGGAGGCTCTCATTGTGAACAAGGAACTTCTTGATGACCCTAAATGCCTGAACAAGTGTCTTGGAGGTGTGATGAAACCAAAGGGTTTTAAGTTCCCTAACGAGAGGATAGTAAAAATAGTTGACCCCGATGGCAAAGTTCGCACATTCAACAGCTACAAAGAGGCGGCTAAGGTTATCGGCGTAAGCGCAGGTTCAATAAGTTGCATGATGAGGCGTCACTACTACGACGGCAAGGAACCCTTCAAGTATTGGAACTACCCAAAGTCCCTTAAGGGGTGGCATCCAGTTGGGGGTAAGGCAAGGAAAGTTTTCAAGCCCAAGGAGATCACCTTCATCAAGAATGGCCTAACCAAAACCTGGAGTTCTCAAGTTAAATGCTCCAAGGACATTGACACTAACATACAAAATGTGAGTGCGGTTGCTCTAGGCAAGAGACCAGTGGTTAAGGGTTGGATGAGCGTAGAGCATATAGACAAATTCGCCACGGTCATATGCACAAAGACGGGGATTAAGTACAGGAACACAACAGAAGCGGCTAAACACTTGTATCCCGAATTTAACCCCAGCACAATAATGGGAAAAGTAAGCGGCAGTAGGCCAAACAATACAACTCTAAAACTAATAGAAAGATGACAACACAACGCAAAAAAACAATAGTATGTGTTCGATCAAGCGTAACCGTAAACCCCCCTGAGGATTTTAACGAGTGGGCTAACCATGTATACACCGAAGTAAAACGAAATTATAAAAACAAAATCTCATGTACAAAGTAAGATTCCACCTCGGACGAGGCGCACACTTTATGAAGTGGCAAATCAAGAATACAGAAACAGACACCGTGTCCTATGTCAACCCATCAGAAAATCAAATCGCTATGATGAATGCTACCCTAAAGGTTCAGCCATCTACCGCCAAGAAGATTCATGAAGGTGCTTGCAAGACAGTGTGTGCATGGATACAGTGTGAGGCTGTCCAAATACTGCCTGCTGATAGGCTCAAGGTCAATGACCATGACTACCGCATACAGTTCAACCCTAAGCACTGCCCTGACTGGATTAACTCTTGGAACGGAAACGTAATTAGCAATGATGAATACAATTTAATCTTTACAAATGACAGAAGTTTATACGTGGTTGACGGATCAGCTGACTGCACTTGCGACGACTATTGACAACAACCTTGAATGGTTTTTTAAAAACGGAAACAAATGACTGAACTACAACAAGCCTTCCCTGAAGTACACAGCAAGCTAATGAGGCAAGCCGACGCAGAGAAACTCTTTGAAAGTTTCATGAAGATAATGAGCTCACCTCCCGACACTTACTATGACGGAACGCTAGATAATAAATTAAAAACATTGTATGAAGACGGACAAAAATATGGATTTAAATGATTGAAGAACAAGAACAGCAGCCAACTCAAGACCTCTGGGAGTATGAGTTCGAAGGTAAAAAATACGTCTCAGCATCAGGAGCCTATGCAGAGAAGCGCGGAACAAACATTAGGCTCGTACACTCAACCTTATTACCAAAAAAATACAAATGAATAGCATTAACTCAATACACTCTTACATCCACAACGGAATGTGGGTCTTCGATGACGAATCACGAGAATTAGATAAAGAACCTTTCGTAGAAGGAGCCGACTTGCTTCTTGACGTTATGAGCGGAAGAGTAAACGACAAGTCAATAGAAACTTGCTCTTTTTACTTTGGGGCTACCCCGATACCTAACCAAGACGTAGAGTTAGTTAAGAGCGGAGAAGATGGCTATGACGGCACTTACTACAAGGTAAACTTTCCAGAGTTAAACCTGACAGACGAAGGCCCGATATGGTTATGCCCCGCCCTTCTAAAGTTCTTTGAGACACCGCCTGAAAACATTTATGTTAGAATTAGAAGCTTCGAATAAGAACACATGACAAACGAAAAAGCAATAAAATTGATACAAAAAAATCACGATTCGTCAGACAAAGCAGAGCGAGTAGCCGCTATGTTTGCAATGGATGATATCATAGAGCAGGACATAGAGGAATGGATGAGCGATCATGTATCAGAAAACCTTGAGCAATTCATAGAAATAGGCAGGGATGTAGCAAGCGATTACATTACCGACTCAATAACGGATAAGCTTTATCCTTTTGAGGCAGAGACTTTTATGGAAGGAATCATAGGGGTTGCAGAGTCTATGTATCACTACTCAAGATTTCACAAAATACTCACAGAAGAATCCATGTCAGAACGCTGACTGGTAAGACATCGTATGGTGTGCAGGGAGAACCTGTAACAGGCCTGTATATATTTCATATGTACACTAGAGAGCCTTGAGAAACAAAGATGTCTTTTTTCTTGACTTTAACACATTAACAATTTAACTTTATGGACGGATATAGAAACGAAGCCATGATTCACTGCGCTGATATGTATTACAGTACAATCGGATTAGTGCGTAATGAGACTAGGCAACAAGACCAAGTAAAAGCAAGGGCGGCATTAGCCGTGGCGATGCTTGACTATGGCATACAAGAACAGGTGGCTTCTGTTGTAGGTAAAAACCGATCGACAGTGGCTCACATGAAAAGGAATCACGGAGATTGGCTTATCTATTGGAAGGGGTATCGAGACTTACATGAGACTGCCTTTGGTATAGCACGTAAAGTGTTAGGTAAGCAAGGTGCTAACGAGAAGATAAAAAACATTAACGAAAGGATTCAGTTCCTTACTGAGGAAAAAGAAAATTTAGAAAAACAATTAAACACCCAAACAGAGTTATGAGTAATTATCAATTCAAGACCACGAACATACGTGGCAAACAGTACGTTGAAGTCAACGAACGAATCAAGTTCTTCCGTCAAGAAGACCAATACAAAAACTGGAGTCTAATTACAGACTTCACTATGTTGGACGATGCACAGTGTGTATGTAAAGCGTCGATCGTAGATGCAAGCAACCGCATTATATCTACTGGTCATGCTCACGAGGTACAAGGCAGCAGCAACATCAACAAGACTAGCTATGTAGAGAACTGCGAGACATCGGCTATTGGCCGTGCATTAGCTATGCTAGGTATCGGTATCGACACATCGATTGCTTCTGCTAACGAAGTGGCTGACGCTATCGCAAAGCAAGACTCTAAAGAGAAGCCTCCTGCGAAGTCTGACTTTAAGCACGAAGCCTCAGCAGAGGCCGTTGTAGAGGCTAACATCATGGACAAGGCTGTTGCTTACATCAAGTCACAGACAGACAAGAAGAAAGCCTTCGAAGCTATTACAGCTAAGTACGGTGAACAGCTAAGCGAAAAGCAAGTGGCTGGACTCGGAAAGTTTGTGCGATGAAGATGACGAAGAAAGCCACACGAGAATACTATGAGCGTAGATCGGAGCTCATCCGATTAACCAAAAAGTTCGAGTGGGTTGACGCATCAACAAACCAACCCCTTGCTGAAGGTTTGTACTTCACTAAGTGCAATGAATTCAGGGGTGAGGTTGAATTAACACAATACGACGGCGTAGGCAATTGGTCTACGTCGTTTAAACCCGACTACTGGTCAGAACCAATAATTGAAATATGAATGTACCCGAAAAATTAATGGAGCGTTATGGCAAGGCACACTTGTCTTACTCTTCTCTCAAGCAAGCCCTTGGCGATATGGCTCAGTTCGATCGCTACATGAAAGGCGAGCTCAAGTACAAGTCTGACGCTCTTAGCTTCGGAACTTTGTATGATATGTTATTGTTCGAACGAGACATAGCTATGGATAAGTACGTCATCCTCTCGCAAGACAAAATCTTATCCGAGTGCAGCGACAAGACGAAAGACTCTAAGAAGCCTTCACTCACTAAAGAGTACAAGGAAGTAAAAGACAAAGTCGAATCGGAGTACGCTGAACAAGGGAAGATTATCTGCTCACCCGATGACTGGCGCATGGCTAATGACATGATCGACCGTCTCGATGCTTGCGGATTAATACAATCTCATTTGCAGGGTAAGTATCAGGTTGAGTTCAATGAGGAGCTTGAAGGGATTCAAGTAAAAGGATTCCTTGATTGCTTAGGCGATGGGTTCATTAGCGATAGCAAGTCATCCAAGAGCGTAGAGAAGTTTCGGTACAGCGTTAGAGATTTCTCTTACGACATTCAAGCGTACATATACACTAAGGTTTTTAACATAAAAGACTTCTATTGGGTTGTACAGGAGAAAACTTATCCGTACCTTCCCGCTCTGGTGAAATGCACTGATGAAACACTGTTTGTCGGAGGGATGAAGTTTACAAATGCAGTATCAAGAATAGAAAATTTCTTGGAAAAAGATTATGACCCCGTAACAGATTATTTGAAGTATGAAGTATGACCAAGAAACAAAAGAGATCGTCGAAGGCTTAGTCACGGCACTCTTATTCACCTTAGTATTTTTTATTATTTAACTTAAATTCATTAAACATGAGTGAACAAAAAAAGCAGTACGAAAGCGTACTATGTGGTTGGGCCGATGAGCCTAGCTTCAATGACAATGGCGAGTTGATGTCTTGGACATTCCGCCTAAAGGACAACGAACTCAAGGACATCCTTGATCAGTACCTGACAAAGCGTGACGAAGAGGGGCGAGGCGGTAACGCACGTTTCAAAATGTTCATGTCTAAGAACGGTAAGCCGTGTCTAAGTATCTGGGATCCTAACAGCGCAGCTGCTCAGGAACGTCAGAACACACAAGCAAAGGATGGAGCAGCAAAAGCTGACGACCTACCCTTCTAAACCCTTTGGGTTGTATGCTAGATTGGAATGGGGGTTGAGGGACGTAAAGTTCCTCTCCCCCTTTTCTTTCTCCGCTAGTAGGGAAGGCAAAACATATACCTTTGGTGTCCTGATGACGGACTACAATAGTAATATGGATGTAGTGCTTCCTGGCAATCACGAGCATTACCTGATTCTATGTATAGCAAACAAGCAAGGTGACAATTGCGTACTGCTAGACGGCAACGTATGTCGATCCCCTAAGGTGGTTTCACTGAAGTGGATAGGCGAAAACCTAAAAAGAAAATTCTATGTCAAGCTTACCTCCGATATACTACATGACAGCTGACGCATCCTTTAAGAAAGGCAAGCGTGAGTTTGATTTACCCGTATGGATAGTTAGCAACCATGATGACCCGTTGGAGATCATGCTCAAAGACAACAGAACGATAAGCCGCCTTGAGTTGGAGTTCTATGGCAAGACTTACAAGTCTGAAAAGAGAGTGACGATTAAAAGGATAAGGTCTAAAAAAATTGTAGGACATGTAAATAGTAAGATATGAAAAACGACAGCTTTATTAACCCGCAGCATTATCAACGCTCATGCAAGGAGGTATGGGAGATGATGATTGATGTATGGGGCAAGGACAAGTACATCGCTTTTTGCGAGATGAATGCATTCAAATACAGGATGCGAGCAGGACTGAAACCTAATCAGCCTATGGAAAGGGAGCTAGAAAAAGCGAACTGGTACGAAACACAAGCAATGAAATTAAGAAATGAAAGTAACAATATTCCAGAATGTATTCCAGAAAGACAAACCGCACCACATCAATCTTGCGACGGCGCTCAAGCGGATCCAGGAGGGGACTTCTGCGCCAACGATTGAGCTTATTCGCAGTGGCGATAAAGAATTCAAGAAGAAACTCCCTGTCGTCCTATTCAGCGGAGAGTTCAAGGATAGGGCAGACGATTCTCTACTCAAGCATAGCGGATACATTGTTTTGGATTTCGATCACATCGATGTTGCGACGTCCAAAGCGCTACTCGGTACGGATCCTTACGTCTATAGCTGCTGGATTTCACCGTCTGGTGATGGGCTCAAAGCTCTAGTCCGTATATCCAATCCTGAGCGGCACCGTGATCACTTCCGTGCTCTACGTACATACTTCCACAAGCAGTACGACTTAGAGGTAGACGAGTCAGGCATCAATGAATCTAGAGCTTGCTTTGAGTCTTTCGACCCAGAGCTAACCATCAACGATGAATCCAGTGTGTTCGGTGCGTTTGCATCTGAGTTGAGCGAATCGCAGGTAGCTGTCTCTAAGTCAGGTGTTTACACCGATTACTTAAAGTTAAATCTAGCCTCCCGTATGATCCGTCAATGCGACGATGGGGACAAGCATGCTACGCTATTAAAAGCTGCTAGGCTTGTAGGAGGTTACATAGCCGCAGGCAGGATAGAGGAGGACGAGGCTGTCCGCATCCTAGTGCGAGAGATTATGAAACGTGATATAGACTCAGAAGACCATGCATACAAGACTATCCGCGAAGGTATAGAGAAGGGCAAGCAAGATCCTATCAGAGCTACGCTATCCGACGAGAAGGAAGCTCAGCGCGAGCTGCT